TTCTTAATCTGCTCTTCGGCAAATGCAAAATCACTGCAAGCCTTGCCCCACTTGCCAAGCTGACCTGTAATATCCTGCAACTCACGGCCTACGGCAACGCCTTGTTTAATAGCGTTATAGGCTGAAGTGGCAAGGCCAACTGCTGTGATAGGATCTATCATGTGTATACCCGCCTTGGCTGGAGGAGGGTTCCAAAATTAGAACTCTCCGACGAACCTCTGGGGTCGGGCTATCGGGCTAAACCGTTTATTGACCATACCGCCAGAAGCATACTTACTTTTACCCGCCTTGCTTAAAGCAATGGCAACCGCTTGGTTTTGCGGTTTTCCAGCAGCCATTTCGGTCTTAATGTTCTGGCTGATAACATCTTGTGACTTACCCTTTTTTAAAGGCACGTCATCCCCTCCTCAACACATTTTGTCTCTGCACAGCAATGCGCTCACGATTAACTTCGTTTCGATTGTCGGCAATTTCCTCTGAACTTTCAATCCGAGCCGCGTCTGTTGCCGCTTGTTGTTGAAGTCTTGCCGCGTCCATCATCATGTCCGCTTGATCCATTTCCGCTTTGCGTTGCTCCGACTGCTGTTTAAGGGCAAGCTCCTGCATGCGTATTTGAACCAATGGATCATCCATTGCACTCTGTCCTTGCGGCGTAATCTCCGCGAGAGTCTTCTGCATGATCTGCATTTCCTGCATGGCAACCAGTTTCTCAACCTCTGCTGGGTTCTGCATCTGCTGCTGAACCTCTTGGATCTTCTGTTGCGCCTGCATAGGATCGACCGCACCCATCTGAGCATTTAATTGTACCTGACTAATTAGTCCCTCAATTTCTTGCATAACCACCTGACGCGCTTTCATGGCGATGTGTTCTTGTAAGTGAGCGTAGAATGTACCCATCACCTGCGGAGATGTACTCACCAACGGCGTTTTCATAAACATCACATGTATTTGAATATGTGCATCATGGTCTTGATCGGGGAAGGCTTGCAACAACTGACCCATTAGACCACGAGCATTCTCTAATGCTGGATCCATAGGTTTAGGTTGTGGCGGTGGTGGTAAGATTTCATCTATGTTTTGAACCTCAAGTGCGTTATACATGCGTCGATATGCCGCATGAAGGTTGTGCATTTGAGGGTTCGACTGAGCTAACTGTAGCTGAGTCTGCGCCAAAGTCACTCGTTGAGCCATGGAAAAGATGTTTGGGTCGCTAACAGGTATAATATCCACGCGCCTGTCAAAATCTTGCGCTTTTACCGACTGCTCTGCCCCAGCAACCTCGTAAGGATACTCAGGCGGTAGATTTTCTGAAATGATTCTTGCTAGAATCCGAAACTCTGTCTTCTGAGCGTAGTGTAGTCGCTTATGAATAGCGGACATAACTTTCATGCCGCGCTCTAGCATCGCCATCGTTGTGCCAACAGGCGTCTCTTGATTCATGTTACTGACTTGCTGGTCAGCTAACGACACAAACCTACGACCACCTTCGATCAACGCACCAAGCAACTGCGCCAAGGTGGCTGATGGTTCCTTGTATGGCAGTGGAATAATAGAGTCTCTAATGTTCCCACCAGGGGCGTCAATGTCCCTCCACTCTCCAGGCTGTAGTGGCTCATCATCATTGCGTACACGCACTCCACGAGCCTTAAAACCAGCCGGAAGGTTCGCTAGAGTACCAGCGTCGATCAACTGACGTAAGATACTGGTAGCCGCACGACCTAAACCACCAATCATGTGGATTAAACCAAAGCCGTAGAACCCAAGACCAGGCATGAACTTGTAGTGTACGAAGTATTGCTGCTTCTTAGCTAACTCGCCATTTTCCTCAAAGTTCCGGCGAATACCTAATACTTCTCCAGACTCTTGGTCTATGGTAACAATGTAAGGCAGCTGAATACCTGTGGCCTCGCCGTCAGGTGACATGTCCTCAAAACCCTCGAGGTCAACGTCAACATGCATCTCAAGCAATGTGTATACATCATCCGCATACGTTTTGCTTGTGCCTTGTATTTCGTCTACCTTCTCGCGTACCTCGTCCGGTCCCGCGTCGCTAGTCTGTAAGTCAACGTCGCGGTAGAAACCAGCAACCTGCATCTTACGAACTTCGTTGTAATCCATGCGAAGAACATGCGTCACTCGCGGACTCGTCGCCAAATCACTCGCGTGATACGGTACAACCAAATCTTGAGCCGGAATAAACTTTGCTACGGGCCGCTGTTTGGCTTCGTCGTAGTAAACTTTTTTAAACGTAGAACCCGACAACGGCAAATAGAACAGAAGTTGATCCATGTCTGGGTCGTACTCTTCCATCACTTCCATAATGTTGTAGTTCATAAAATTCTTTACGCGCTGGGCTTGCGCCTCACGCTCTGGATCCTGTTTGCCAAGTATCTGTGTGGCAACTGGCCCACCCGCTGGTAAAAGCTCTTTATACGCCTGTGCTTGGAACTGTGTGACGCTCTCAGCTATCAGAGGGTGTGTTACTCCACTGGCACCCTGAAATGGCTCTGTACGCTCTACTACCTTAACGCCTAGCTGATCCAAGCCTTTTGTGTAGGCTTCTTCCCATTCGGATCTGGACTCCTGATCGTCCTCGTATGCCGCTCTCAACTCGGTTGACAACTCACCAAGATAACCCTCGTCAAGAAAATCTGCTAGGTTGGCGTTGTGTTCCATAGGCGCTTCGGCCTCGGCCTGCTGGATCATGTCCGCTAAAGCCTGAACAACCGCTGTGCCGTCTTCTTGAGGGATAACTTCTGCCCCTCCGGCAAAATCTTCTACTTGTGGTACGGATACGTCTACCGATGGGAGGTTCTCATCAAACCCACCTTGCGTTTGTCCCGAATCTACTATTGAGCCCATTGGGCGTGGTGGCAGTGCCATCAGTAATACTCCCGTGTTCTAGGAACAAAGTCGTTCCCCTCGTCCTCGTTCTGCAAGGAAATAAACCCACCCTGTCTAAAACGCATCAATGCTAACGTCATACTATCACAAAAGTCGTCATAGTCACCATTAGGAAATGAAACAACTTCTTCAATCACTTCATCCGCAAACTTCTGGTCTTCTGGTGCCCACACTATTCCCGCCTCAAACAATGGCGCGACCATGTGCATTCGTGTCACCTTATCCCTTCCTTTACCAGGGGAGAAGCCCAAGGCTGGAATACCACGAAGCCGCAACTCGTCAATGAGTGGTGTACCCGTCGCTTTTGCTTCGACCAACACCATATCGGGCTCCCAGTATTCGTGTTCCTCATACGCTATCTCCTTTAGTTCAGGAAAATTCCAACGACCTCGTCGAGCGTCCATCATAATTATGTTATCAGGGCCACCTTCTTCAGGCTCAAAGATCCCCCATGTTGTGATAGCTGAATAGTCTGCTGTTTCCTTCTTAGAAAAAGCCGTGTCATACGCTTGCAATATATATTTTACAGGAGGTATCTTCTCTTCCGTCCACGACTGCCACCAATCTCGTTTGATTATAGCAGATTCCGACGCTGTAGGTTGTTGTTGCCACTGCGCATTCCACTTAGACACCGGAAGAGAGGCTTTTATTCCCAGTAACGCATCTTTTTCCCAGAACTCAGGCCATAAGGCTTTGTCTGAAGGAAGAATCGCTGGAAACTCTACAACTTCCCACTGATCAGACATGATATCACTGCCTTGCGCAGAGATTAATCTACCCGTTAAGTCTTTCTTTCCCCATCTCGTCATAACCAGAATGATTGAACCACCCGGTTGTAGACGTTGGCGTGGCCCCGAAGTGTACCATTCATACGCATTGTCAAATGCGCTCTCACTTAGCGCATCTTGCTCCGAATGCGGGTCATCAATGATGAATAAATCCGCACCACGGCCTGTGACAGCCGCTCCCACACCCGCCGCAAAGTATTCCCCACCTTTATCAGTCTGCCATTTACCCGCACCTTTGTTGTCCTCCTTCAAATTTGTCTCTGGAAACACCTCTTTGTACGCAGGATCATCAATAAGATCCCTAACTTTACGCCCAAAACGCACCGCAAGCTCTGTGTTGTGTGTAGCTTGTATGATCTTTAACTTTGGGTTGCGTCCCAAGAACCAAGCTGGCATCAAAAACGACGCGAACTCTGACTTGGAATGTCGAGGTGGCATGTTAATTATGAGCCGCTTGAGCTTACCTTGTGCTACAAGCTCAAGTTTTTCTGCAATAACCCTGTGATGACGACCCTCAATAAAGTTTTCGTACACATGATGTGCAAACGGCATGAAATGGTCTTGCGCTTCTTCACGCAAGTCCAGTTTTTTCTTCGCCTCTGTGAGCGCGAGTATTTCTTTTAATGCGTCCTCGGGAAGTGCCTGTAAGTTCATTAGCGGAACCTATAGGCTTTCGCCTTGGATGCAGGAGAAGGTTTGCGGGGCTGATAGTAAGAGCCACCTGTTGGTCGCATTCTCGCTGGTGCAGCGTCCGTGGCCTGACAACGCCACTCATCGTTGATCTTCACCGCCTCATATCCATCTGGACATGTGAACGGAGCTTCGTCAACAACTTCGTCGTCATCGTCGTCATCCCTGTCACCCGTGTCAATATCCACCACTACGTCGTCATCGTCGTCATCGCCGGGACCACTTGGATCCGACACCACTGGCTCATCAACTTCAACAACAACCTCATCTTCTTCTTCTGCGTCAGGTGGGAAAGTATCAACAGGGACGTTAGTCGTTGTAGTAACGGAAGTATCAACGGGGACGTTTGTCTCCACGGGAATACTTGTCTCCACTGTGGTCGATGGCTCTGACACCTGCACATCTCTAGATCCAAGGGTTCCCTCAATCGTCGATGGGTCAACCTCTTCTTGAACGTCAACACTGACATCTGAGACAGGATCTATGACTTCGCCATCAAACACAAACCCTTCTGTTGCAGTTTTTGCACCCTGCTGACCCGCAGCCATTGCCGTACCACCAGTC